CTATGAGTGAACCGCTAATATAAGTCATCTTGCGTTAACGTTCTGATTCTCTGAGGTATAACGCAAAGTTTAAGGTATTAGAGGGTTATTTTAAATAAAAAAATACATCGTTTGGCAAGTTTAACGTGTCAAATTGAGGTGAATGTTTAGAAATTGTTTATAGAATTTTTGTGTATGGCAACATTTAAAGTAGTGGTACAACATCAACGTTCAGATGGACTTTATGTAGTCTATATACGTTTAACACATAAACGCAGAATAATCAACATCAAAACAGACAAGATGGTGAATAGTAAGGGTGTGGTTCCTGGTAAGCGTGAAGTGAAGGATCCGTTTGTACTTAACTCCTGTATGGTTACGATTACCAAGTGGGTAGAAATGCTCAATAGATATGATACTGCTAATTTGTCGGTGGAACAGGTTAGAGATCTTCTTTTGGCTTCTCATGATGATCTTTGCTTTTCGGATTATGCTAGAGAATATATTGATAAGATTTCTTATACGCATCAGCAAAGAACTGTAGAATTAAATAAAGCATCTTTGGTTGCTTTGGAAAAATTCGCTGGGACTCATAAGATAATGTTTTCTCAGATGACTACGTCTTTTATACAGTCGTGGATAGATTCATTATCTCGTTTCAAGCGAGTTAAAGAGACTTACCCTGTCACAATAAAAACCATCTTTAAGGCTGGACTTCTTAAATATAATGATTATGATAATGACATCATTCGTATAAAGGTGAATCCTTGGGCAAAAGTGAAGATTCCTAAGCATGATGTACCTGAGAAAAAAGCTATTACCATGGAGGAGTGTAGAGCGTTTTTTGGCATTAATGTAACCCAGAAGGCTAGAAAGATGGCTCAGGATATTTGCAAAATGACGCTTTGCTTAGCAGGAATTAATGGTGTTGATCTCTATAGGATGAAGAAGACTGCCTATTATGATGGAATTTTGCATTACGAGCGCGCTAAGACGAGAACAAGAAGAGAGGATAAGGCTTATATAGAAATCAGAGTTCCCGACATGTTAATTCCTACTATTGAGAAATATCTAAGTGATGAGAAAGATGAATATCTTTTCAAGTTTCATAAGATGTTTCTTAATGATAGAAATTTTGTTGCAAGCCAGAGTCACGAGATTCGTTTAATCTGTCTTAATAATCTTGGAATGAAACAAGGTGATAAAACATATTCTACCTATACCTTCAGGCACACATGGGCAACTATTGCTCAAAATGACCTTGGAGTTAGTTTCGATGATGTAGCATTCGGATTAAATCATGTTAATAGGCATAAAATCACTATGGGATATGTGAAACCGGATTTTTCAAAGATATGGGAGATAAACGAGAAAATTGTTGAGAAGGTGTTTTTCACTAACGACAAGAGCAAACGCCTGGAGGAACATCATCTGCCTGTATTCGATAAGGTAGAGGAAAACTTTGAGTTGTCTGCTGATGCTTACTTCATGGGCGAGGTTGTGGCTCATGTGGATGGCAAGGGCTACAAGAACACAGATGAGATAATAGAACAGCTCATGGCCAGCATAAATGATACTGTGCCTAAGAACTGCACGATACAGATCAAGGTGAAGAATATCACCAAGGACCAGACGAAGTACTTTGAACGAGTCAGGGACATAAAATAGCTATTTTGTGTTAATACAGATTAAAATTGACCCAATATAAGTTAAAATAGAGCGTTTTTGCTCGATAACCAAGTCAAGGGTAGTCTTCTCTAAAGTTGAAGAAAATTTAGAGAGGGCTACCCATTTTTTATAATTAGCCATTATTAACAATTTTGAGATTTTTGATGTTAATAGTGGTTTCTTGTTTCTCAAATTTCTCTTCCAACTGCATGAAAGATTCCTCCACTGATAAGTTTCTGGATTCATCATTATTGAACGATACAGACTGGAGTTTTGGAGCCACGTATGGAAGGAACTTTGCCACCATCGCCAGACGTCCGGCAGGCTCTTGAATCTGCATGAGATCCGTGAAAAGGGAATAGTTCTTCTCATTGATACCATTGATGTAGCCAGTAAGGGCATCACGGAGGCTTTCACGCACACTTTTTGTAACCTTATTAGGTGTGCCAGCCTTACGTCCGCCAGTCTTCTTCCTCTTTGGCTTCGGCTCATTATTATTGTCTTGTTTTACTGCCATATTCTATTGATTTTTAATGTTTACTGATAGTTTTCGGGTGCAAATATAGGAAAAAATTACGAAACTTGGTGTTCAAGTTGCGGAACTTATCACAGATAGGTAAGAAAAACGCATTACTTTTGAACAGTTTAAACATTAAAATTCGAATTTTATGGGAATTATTGGAAGTATTGCTGGTGGACTGACCTCTGCTGTAGGTGGTGCTCTAGCAGCTAAAGCAAGAAACAAGGGATATAATGATTATATCAACATGTTTCAAGACCGTATGCAACAGGTGAAGGATCATCGTGACAACTTGTATTATCAGGATCCTACTCAGTCAGCGGAGAATCAGGTAGCCGTGACCAATGCCCAGAAGGTATTGGATAATGCTACAGCAACCGCAAAGAACACCAATATTGTTAGTGGTGGCTCTGATGAAGCGGTTGCGCTGAGTAAGCAGGCTGCCCAGGAGCAGGTGGGTAAGATTATGCAAGAGGCTGCTGTGCAAGGTGCTCAGACCAAGGAAAATGTGTGGAATACTGCTGATGAGCAGATAGACCAGATGACTAACTACATCGCCACTGCCAAGAAGGAGAAGGCTCTTTCTACTGCTCAGGGTATCACGGATGCAGCTGGTGGCTTGGCTGGAGCTGCAAGTAAATTGCCAATTTAAGGAAGGAGGTAATTATGGGATTTACACTAGATGATTTAACTTCTAAACGCCCGGCTACTGCCGTTACTCCTATTACTAATTTCCCTGATGATAATGCGGTGAAGCCGGAAAATGCAGTATCAGTTCAGACAACTGATACAGAACCGGGAAAGGGTACAGCCATAGATACGACCGGTATTACTGGAAATGGTGGCAAGGAATCTTTTGCCCAGCAGCCAACCGAGGAAGTTACCAAGGTGGAGCCTAACCAGGGTATCAAGATTGACTGGAGTAGACCTTATAGCGAGATAGAGCAGAACCCTCTATTGAGGCAGATGAAGCCTTATGACATTATGAGGGATTACCAGAAGAATGGTGATGGAAACTGGTCTGCCTTCATGCCTTGGCTTTCTTCACTTGGTGATGCCGATAAAACTGTGGCTGCAAATGCAGCTCTGCAAAAGAAGGCAGAGAATCAAGCCAAATGGGAACAATGGGGAAATCTTTTCATGCACTTGGGTAACTTCTTTGGTACGGTTCAAGGTGCTCCATCGCAGAAGATTGAATCTGCACAAGAACTTACTGATCGCCAGCGCAAGATAAGAGAGGCTACAGAGGCTCTTCGTGCCAAGGGATATAACCAGATGATGGTGAATATCTACAAGGACCGTCAAGACAAGCAGGCACAGATGCAGGCAGAGGCTGCTGCAAAGGCAAATGATGCCCTGGCTGCTTATCGTGGTTCACAGAAAGCGCAAGAAGATGCTCTTACTCCTGTAAAGGTTCAGACGGAGAAGGAGAGAGGCAATGCTGCTGCTGCACAGGCTGCACTTAGTACATCGAAGAAGGAGACTGAAGATGCTTTGAGAGGCAAGAAGGGAAAATTACTTGATGCTCAAACTAATAATGCCAATGCCGGAGCTGCCGACCATAATGCTAGCGTTGTCGTTAAAGGTGCGCAAGTTAGGCATATCAATTCGCAAACAGAGGGGCAGAATCAGAAAAATGCCCACCAGAAGGAGGCAGACGATTTCAACACCCAGTATGTGAATGACCCAAAGTTTAAGAAACTTGTAAACCAGTGGGCCGAGAATAATGGTATGGCTATCGGTGGAAATGATGGCAGTGGTGGCACTTGGGCGAATGAGAAAAATCGCCAGCAGGCATCTAGATGGGCTAAGGCTCAGATGAAGTTTGACCGGACTCCTCCTTCTCGTAGAGGTAGGGGTGGTAGCAAGGTCCCTCCTTCACGTAGAGGAGGTAGTAAGGTTCCACCATCAAGGAGAAGAAAGTAACTGATTATTAATCAAAAAAATAAGATAAGGTATGTTTGACGAGCAAGACAGACAATATTTTTATAATGAGTTCAAGAACAATGGCTATGAAGTAGGTAGCTATGATGACTTCAAAAAGGACTTGAACAACGAGGAAGATCGTAACTGGTACTACAATGAGGCCAAGAACATGGGGTATGATGTGGGAACACAGGCAGACTTTGACAAGATGGTGCTGGAGCCAGCTCCATCTACATCTTCAAGTGGTGGTAAGCAGGTAAATGCTTCTAAAGAGGCTAAGCCGCAGGTTCAGCCATCTTCTTCCAACGAAAGAGGCTTGATTTCCGATATTCTTCATGTTAAGAATGAATCACTTGGTGATGCCGTGAAGGACTTTGGTAGTGATTTTGTGGATAAATTGAAAGAAATGCCAGGCAAGATGATTTCTACTGTTTCAGGCTTGTTTGGTGGAGCCAACCAATCGCAAGAGACTAAACAACCAAGCGTGAACAATAATCAACCGCAGAACAATGCACAGCAGACTCAGGTGGAAGTTTCTCCAGAAGCTAAAGAAGAGGTTCCTATTACAACTCCAACAGGTGTGGTGAATAATGAAGGCATGATGGATGCCAAACTAGCCAACTATCTGGAAAATTGGAAGCAGAGACCGGATAAGCAGAGTACTTACTTTGAGAATTTGGTTGCCGACTTGTTGGCTGATGGTACTGCCAATAGCAATGAGGAGGCTGTGAATATGGTGATGCCTGCTTTGCACAGATATGCCAATCGCTCTGCCATGGACGTTACCAACCAGGTAGTATCTTCTTTGCCTGATGATACTGTGCAGGATGCAGAGAAGAGTATTGAAGCGCAATGGTATAGCCATGGCGTGCAGGATAAGTTGAAGCAGGAGGCATATAACATGGGTATCAGCTATGATGACTATGTGGGACTGTTCTTGAAGCCAGCTATGGTACAGAGTTTGGTTAACAAGTATGGTCCAAACTACCGCAATATAGCCGAGGGCATCGCAACACGCCTCTATTCTCACGATGAGAATGTACAGGACAGACTTATGAATCAGGACATCAATGATGCTCTTTCTAGTGTTATCAGTAAGTATGTGAATCCATCTGTAGTGGATGAGTACAACAAGGCTCAGGAGGCAGGTAGTAAGGCATTTACGGAGGGAATGGAAGGAAGCCAGTTTATTCCGGCTAATCTTCGTCTGGGCACAGCACTTGGTGCTCAGTATGAAGCTAACGAGGCCAAGGATCCTGCAAAGGTGCTTTCTAGTTTGCAGAAGAAGTTTGGCAGGCTCTACCGGAATCCGGAGTTCCTGAATGATATGAGCAATGCGGCATTTAAGGTGATGCAGCGATATGGCTTGAATGGCACTCAGAGTAGTGATCCTAAGCAGTTCAAGCCGATGATCAATTCTGTTCTTAAGAATGAACTCGACCAGTTGGAGATTAAGGGTATGATGCCTAAGGGTAGTGCTGAGTACATCATGAAGACTGGTTTGGGTAACACTATTGTGGGTAAGATTACTCGCAAGGCTGTTCAGACGGACTACCAGAACTGGCTGGAGGATATTGCCAATCAGCAGTATCAGCCGGGCTTCTGGGAGAACGTGGCTAGTGGTGCTCTGACCTTTGCAGGTGATGCCTGGAGTTATTGGCTGCCGGGAGCCGCAGGTGGCAAGTTGACTAAGAGCATGGTAGCTAAGGCAGAGGGTAAACTAGCTGGTGACCTCATGGCTAAGGGTATGGAGCGCAAGATGGCTGAGCGAGCTGCCAAGGTGCTTATCGGTAAGAGTAAGGCCGCGGCTTTGAAGAGTGGAGCCGCGCATGGTGCTGTTACCTTTGGTGGTCAGTCTGCAATCTCGAAGCCTATTGATGAAACTTATCGTACAGGTCAGTTTGATGAGAATGGCAAGATTTACAATCCTTCTGGGTGGAAGATTGCGCTTGATACTTTATTAGAGGGAACACAACAGAGTGCCTTAGGTGTTATCATGCAGGGTAATACTATTGCTAATATGCTAGGTAAGGGCAGAGGCTTAGCTACCAATATTCTGGCTGATATTGGTGGTAAGGTTGTGGATTCCGGTATTATGACCGGTCATCAGATGCTGGAGCGTATGGCGCAGGATCCGAACTTCAAGCCTACAGGTAAGGATGCTGCCGAGACTTTCTTGGAGAGTGGTGCTAATCTTTTGTCTATTGGTTTCCCTGGTTTTGTGGGCAAGTATGCCCGATTCAAGGATGCGAGGGAGTTTAATAAGAAGTTTGACTTCACAGATCAGGATATTGCCGAGTTGAAACGATTCGGATATGATGGTCTTCGTGATGCTTTTGAGAAGGTGGGCATCGGGGAGTATGCTGTGGTTGGTGAGAATGCTCAGCGACTTGATGGGCAGTTAACCCAGAAGTATATGGACCTGATGAACGACAAGAGCGTGCCGGAGGTGTTGAAGGCTAAGATGATGGCTGTTGTGGAAGGCAAGCGACCTTCTTCTTTCTCGCCTGTTGTAGATTCCATCATCGTGCAGCCGATGGATAATGATGGCAAGGTTTATCTCGAAACCTTAAACAAGAATGGTGGTATTGTTGAGAGAAAGGAGTTTGCTTCTCTTGATGAGGCTCAGAAGGCAGATAAGAAACTGGAGTATGAGAAGACTCTTGGTTTGGCTTCTGTGCTGGAAGGTGAGTTCCACAATGAGTTTACGCAGGAGCATCTTGATGGCTTATACAACAAGGCAGCCCAGAAATACAATATGGGTGAGAAATTGACAGATGAGGATAAGGCAGCGGTTTATCTTCATCAGAATGCTGGTGCCATCAAGGAGATTATGGATAAGCAGCAGAAGGGTATTATCCTTACTGACGAGGAGCAGAAGCAGGTTAACGCCTACCGTCATTATTATGATAATGCTTTAGAGAACAGTTCTGTTATGAGGGAGTTTGTCAATACGTTTGAGGATTCCCATGGCGTGGCGCGCGGTACACTTCGTAAGGCTTTGGAGTCGAAAGATAAGAAATATGCACCTTTGGTTGAGTCTTATCTTAAGGAGCTTTACAATTCCATTGAACTGAAACGTGAAATGAAGCAGATAGAGGATGATAAAAAACGTATAGAGCAGGGCGATGTTGATGGCGCAAAACCAGCTACTCCTGTTGAGGGACCTGCTTCTGTAGAGGGTTCTGCTGGTGGTCAAGAGCCTCCTGTTTCAGAAGGTTCTTCACCTTATCAAGGTAATACCGATGCTTCATCTAGTCAAGGTGAAGGCGGTTCGACTGTAAATGTAGATAACTCATCTGCTGATGTTATTACTTCTGATGCTTTTGTTATGGGACAGAATGCCTATAAGAATGGGGATTCTGAGGCTTTGCAGGCTATTGACTATAATAGCGATTTGGCAACAGGACGTTTGAAGCGAGCGTTTGCTGATAACGAGAAGATGCCTGATATTGTAGCCAATGCCTATAATGAGGGTAGAGATATGGAGCAGTTTGTGGCTCAGCGTGCAAGTAGTTTGACTCCAGCACAGAAAGAGGCTATCAGTAAGTATGTAGAGGCAATGGATGCCAAGAAGGGGGCTATTGATGCTCTGCAGCATGCTGATGATGGTTATGGTGATGCCCTAAAGGAACAGCTCTGGCCATACCAGACGGAAGACAGAAACATCGTGCCAGCTACTCTGGATAGCGGAAAACAGGTCTTCCTGAAGAAGGCTAACGAATATGGTGGAGCCTTTGTTGTCGTTCCAGATGAGCAGGGACAGCCTACAATTAAGCAGGTATCTAATGCCGAGATTAAAGAGGTGGGCACTCCTGTTTCTCTTGATGAATACATCGAAAATGCGGTGGCTCAGCAGAAGGATGCAAGAGCGCAGCAGTTTATCAGCCAGTTTGATGGTAGTGGCTTGAAGCCGAATGACCAGGTTGCAGTTGCCATGGAGGAGGGTGATGCTAATGTCAACATGACCTTTGCCGGATATAGCGAGGACGGAAAGATTGTACTTACTGATGGCAAAGATTATCTTCCCCTATCTAAAGAAGAGTTTGCAGCATGGCGCAAGAATGCGCTCGACAACACAATCAATGAGCATTTGGATGCCGAGGACGATGAACGTGAACAGGCTCAAATTAAAAAGGCTGAGGCAGATAAGCAAGAGCGTTACAAAAAGGGTATCTTTGGTTATGCAGTTGGTAAGCCGGACTATTCAGATACTCAGACCGACCCTAAGGTGGCAGCAGAATATCTTCAGGAAACAGCCGGAGAAGACCGCAAGGCACTTTTCGCTAATATTGTAGCCGAGAAACAAGCCCTTCAGAAACGTATCAATCAGTTACGAGAGCATATCGCTAATAATGAGGAGTGGTTATCTGTTAATGCCGACCTTGACCCTGAAAATGCAGAAACAAGATCTTTGGCCAATAAGCAGATGCAAGGTCAGATAGTTGACCTACAGGCTCGTTTTGACCAATGGAATAAAATCCGTTCAGCTGTGATGACTCCTGAGGAGGCTGAGGCTATTAAGGCAGATCGTACAAAGAAGATTGCTGAGGCTGGAGTAAATGATGGTGACGTTGCTCCTATCGAGGGACGCGAAGTTGCCGTTCTTAGTGATGAGGAATTAAAGAAGCAATATCCAACAATGGATGAGGCTAGCAATTATATTACCTCAGAGCGTAAGAGAATCTACCGCATCCAGTCTGACGAGGTACAGCGAGAGATTGATGGTGTTGATGATGTGCTTGATCGCTATGTGAATGGTGAGATAGACCTGGAGCCAGAACAACTCAAAGAGTTGAACACAACCAAGGCTCAGTTGCAGGCAAGGCAGGCTAATCTTACAGAATCAGCTAAAGATTTGAAGGCACAGGCCGATAAACTCAAAACGCTTTATCGTAAGGAGAATATGGAAGCCAGAGCCAAGGCAATGGAGAATATGACACCTGCAGAGCAACGTGCAGTGAAGGTGGAGAATGCCCTTAAGAATGGCAATTTGAGCCAACTCAATTCTATCTATGAAGAGGTGAGAGGCGCAACCGACTTTACCGACACCGAGCCAAATACTATTGAAGAATATGTTGCCAACAATATCGGCCGTTTCTCTTTGAACTATGAGGGTAAAGACAAGGCTGGTGTTCTTTCTAACGGTATCAAGCAAGAAACTGGTTTGGGACGAAAGGACTTCGATAAATTGCAGATTCTTGCCAAGGAAGGTGAAGGAAAGACGGTTCCAGAGTTTGTACACAGTCTCTATGATAATATGCCTGAGCAACTAAAGCAAATGGGATATTCCGATCAGGACATAAGAGACGCATTCCTTAATCTTATTAGTAGTGTTGAAAATTACTCAGATCTCAAAAACTATACCTTAAAAAACAAGGTAGCTGAGGCCGAGCAGTTGATGCGAGATCTTGAACGTCAGGAAGAAGAAATGTTGGAGAGTACAACAGAAGAGGAAACTACTCATAGCGAAGCCTTTAACAAGATTGTAGAATTGGCAAAAGAGCAGAAGGAGTACTGGGATTTGATGGAGCAAGGAGAAGTAGCTCCTGATGATGTGCCAGAAGTTGATGTTGCTCATGACATAGACGAACTTTTGAAGACTCTTTCCGATGAGGAGTTTAAGGAAGTTTCTGATGTTTTACAGAATATTGACGAGGAATTTGAGTATTTCACTGCCGATGAGTATGAGCGTAGAGAAGGGGTAGTTGAGCGCAAGAAGAAGGTTGAAAATGTTAATACTTATGAAGAGTCTATTAAGGAAGCATTGAAGCCTGTTACTCCTTTTGCTTATGCCTTGAAGAGTGCTGTGGAAAGCGGTGACAAGAAAGCTATCAAGACAGCTCAGAAGGAATTGACAGATGCCCTGATAGCAAGTGATTTGGGGCATGATTATCTTTCTGGTCAGTTGGCGCAGGCTAAGTTGGCTAAGAAGAAGGATGAATTATATAAGGTGAAACGTGCGACCATAAAGCCGCTTACTGATGCCATTCGTGCTATTGAGAGTGCTGAGAATATTGAGAATGCCCCTTTTGCGGACAGACTGCAAAATGCTATCGCTGAAACGGAAACTGAGCCTACAGAGGCGCAGAAGAAGGCTGGAAACTATAAGAAGGGGCATTTATCGTTTGGTGGCTATGACTTCACGGTTGAGACTCCAAAGGGTGTGACTCGAAGCGGTAAGGACGAGCAGGGCAAGCCTTGGAGCGTGACCATGCACGATACTTATGGCTATATTCTTGGTAAAATTGGCGTGGATGGTGATCATATTGATATGTTCATCAATGATGCCGCAGACCTTGATACTTTTGATGGTAACGTTTATGTAGTTGACCAGGTGAACCCAGAGACTGGAGAGTTTGATGAGCATAAGGTGATGTATGGCTATCCTGATGAGGCGGCTGCTACTAAGGCTTATCTCAGTAACTACTCTAAGGGCTGGAAGGGACTTGGTAAGGTTACTGCTGTGCCTAAGGCTACCTTTGACAAGTGGCTGGAGTCTTCTGACCGCAAGACTAAACCATTCCGTGACTATGCCATGATTCAGCATGAACAGGCAAAGAAGGCTAATGAAACTCTTCCTTTTGATGCACCGATGAGTATGGATGATCTTCCTTTTCACCGCGATGTGAAGGAGGTGAAGCCGGAGAATCTGACTGAGGCGCAGAAGGTGGCTTATGATGCTGTATCTACTATGCTTAAGAAGGCTGGCATCCCGGTAAAGGTTGTTAGCAATGAGGATATGGAGAAGGTGGCTGAGGCGCAGGATAATCTGGCAGTAGAAATGCTTTTGAATGATCCTCGTCTTCGCTTCTATATCAAGACTCCTGAGCAGAAGGAGTCGGCCAAGGCTGCTTATGACTGGGCTGCTAAAAACAGACCGGACAAATTTAAGCAGTATGCCATCGTAAATATGGATAATCCGAACCAACCTCCTCAGTACTTTGAGAAGAAGGACTTAGCAGAGAAGTGGCGCAAGTACTATACCAATGCCTGGAAGATAGGAAACTACAAGGCATTTAATCTCAATAAGACGTTTGAGGAACAGATCAAGGACGTAAAGGGTGATGTTCCTAGTGAGTTTGACCCTTATAAGGTCGAATCTCTGCTCAATAAGAGAATCGAGTTAGAGAAGCAGATTAAAGAAACAGAGGATTCCTATAATGCCAAGAAGAAAGAGCGCGCAGAGTATCAAAATCAGTTAATGCAGGACTATATGGATCAGCATGGCTTATCTTCTGAGAACGATATTCCAGATGATGTTTGGACTGACTACAGGGATAAATCCTTTGAAAAGTATCAAGATACACTTGATGACTTGTTCCATAAGTATGTTGAGTTAGATAATCAGTTGAAGGCTGTTGCTGAGCCGGGAGTGAGATTCTTGCGTACTTACCATGGTAGTGGTGCTAGCTTTGATAAGTTTGATTTATCGCATGCCTTGGAAGGTGAGGGTAGCGAGACTTTTGGCCATGGTGTGTATGTTACCAGCTCTAGAGAGATAGGACGTGAGTATGCTCAGAGGGCTAAACAGAAGAAGATGGCTAATCTTTATAAGACTATTCGTTATCCTGATGGTGTGATGGGCGATACGTTAAAGAGAAGACTCTTCGGTGAAATGGTGAATGACGTGGCTACTGGCGGTGACGTGAAAAGTGCCAAGGAATTTGCCAAGAAGCGTGTTGGTGCTGATGCTAACGATGTTGAGCGCACCCTTGAACATTTGAAGGATAGAGAGAAAGGAACCGAGTATGAGCAGAACTTGAAGGATGGTCTTGCTAAGTATAAGGATGCCTTGAAGTGGATTGATTCCCTTGATGAAGACTATCTGACTCAGGGAAATGCCAACAGATACGATGTGGATATTCCTGATGATAATGGTGAAAATTACCTTGGATGGAATGATTCTCAAAACTTCCCATTGGAAAAATGGTACAGACTCTGGGAAATAACCCATCATGGCTTCAATGAAAACGAGTATTTCAAAGATGGTGGAGCGAATTATGATAAAGATAGGATTGAGCGTATCATCCAAATGAAGCTTGATTCTCCTGAGAATGGCATGCAGAAACTTCCTACATTGAAAGGTGAAGAACTTTATCATGCTTTGGAAGACTTCTTTGACCGTGAAAGACCTTCGTATGGTGCAGAATTAGCATCAAGGGCTTTGGGCGAAATAGGCTTTGTCGGCATCAAGTACCCTGCTGGCATGATTCATGGTGGTGCCAAGGAAGGTGATTACAACTATGTTATCTTTGACGAGAACAATGCCAATATCGTGGGTAATACTAAGTTTGCGCAGGGTAAAGGTGTGGTTTATGGCTACACTGATGGCAAGCAGATTGTGCTGAACCAGGAGCATCTGAATCCTAATACTCCTATCCATGAGTACCAGCATCTTTGGCGTACTGCTGCCAAAAATATGAATCCGGAACTTATAGAGCATGGTGATAAACTCATCATGCAGACCCAGCTTTTTGCCGATTTGAAGCAGGATCCTAACTATAATCATCTGACAGATGAGCAGATTTGCGATGAGGCTTTTGCTCGTTTGACCGGTGAGGACGGAGCTGCCATCCTAGAACAGATGGCTAAGGATGCTATCAAGGAGAATCCGCTTGATACAGCCAAGGAACTGAGCGTTATCAATAAGTTGAAGGAGTGGCTGAAGAAGTTCTGGTATTGGACTCTTGATACATTTACGAAGTGGAAGCCTGAGGACATTAAGAAAATGACCTTGGAGGATATTCGTAATCTTGTATTGAGAGACTTGGCGAATGGGGTGGACCCACGTATTAAACTTCATGAGGCAGAGAATGCTGATGACATCAAGTTTATGGGTTCTACTACCAAGAAACGTATGAAGAATGTAGCATCACAGTTCGAAGGGCGAGACCTTGATAAGGCTCAGCAGGTTGTTGCTGATGTTTATTCTGGCAAAGATAATAATAGAGATTTTTCATTTACTAGTGGTGGATCTGAGAGAACTATGGTTATGCGACAGGGAAATGATGATCATGCTGGAACTAAACATAGCTTATATCGTCACTTTGGGGTAAGCAAGAATTATATCACTATTGATGATATTCTTTCACTTCCAAAAATATTGAACGTTTCGACTCGCAAGCCTAGTAAAAAAGGAACGATAGAATACTCATATACAGATAAAGAGAGTGGCGTTACTTATACTGTGGTAACAAAACCTGTTGGAAATAAGGAACATTTTCAGAATTTCTATTCAGATAGAAAAGCAAATCCATCAGATGCGTCCCATGTTGCAGAAGGCAACACTTACACTCCGGAAGGAGCACGCAAAACCGATGGAAATGCTTTTATGCGTGCAAAGGTAGATAATAATTCTGAAACCACCAAGGGAAATGATGGAAATTTATCTTTGGAGGATAAAATAAAGGCTGTTTCTCAGCAATTTGGGGTTGATGAGGCTGATGTGGCGATGTACGCCAATGGTGTTAAGAAGGGTTCTACTGCTGAGGCTGCACGTGCCAGAGCAAATATTAAGCGTCACTTGTTGCAGGTAAATGAAGGTAACATTTTCTCATTTAAGGATTTGGTTAAGTACACCGTGCCTGTAAATAATGCCTTGAAGGAGAACTTTGGCGACCTTGATGCTATGATCGAGGAGCGCGTGAAGCAGGTGGAGGCGCAGCGTAACGCCATGGAAGCCGCTAGAAAGAGAGCTGAGGAAGAGGAGGCCAAGCGTCAAAAGCACTTGGAGGAACTTTCTCAGATTCCTGATGATCAACTTGACAAGCAGTATATGGATGCTCTTGCTAAGGGTGATGATGCTACTGCCAGGGAAATGCTTGATGAGGCTGCCAGACGCAAGGGCTATGATGATACAGAAAGCTCATATCAGGGTGTAGGTGCATGGAAAGCACCGGGAAACCCTGGATATGAAAGCGACAAGGCGAGACGTGACGATTGGGAATCCAGTGGCTCAGATGTAAACCTGGAGGATATGGCTTTGGGGTACACTCCTCAGCCGGATGATTACTTCTCTCACCCTGAGCGTTATTCGCAGAACACTCCTCATGGATTGGAATCTGTGAAAGCCATCAATACGGCTATTGATGCCATTAAGAATGGTGAGAAGGATGTTAAGGTAAAGGTTTATCGTGCCGTTCCTACTTCTGTGAAGGAAGGCAAGTTACGTAATGGTGACTGGGTTACTCCTTCTAAGAAATATGCCGAAATGCACGGAACGAACCGTCTGGAAGGCAAATATCGTATCATTGAAGATGAAGTTCCGGCTACTCAACTGTGGTGGGACGGTAATGACGCAAACGAGTTTGGCTTTGATGATGGCAAGGAGTATAAATACAAGAATGCCAAGAACAATCGAAAGTTGAACGACCTTGTTACCTATGATGATAAGGGTGACGTTATTCTTCCTTCTAAGCGTTTCAATTCTCGCAAGAGCGATGTACGATTCCATCGAGTGACTGAGCCGGAGGAACTGGAGAGGCTGAATAAGGAGAAAACTTTCCGGATGTATAGCGGAATGCAGGAGCTGGATGGCAAACTCTACTCGCCTATGGCTGCCATTATTGACGGAAAGCGTACTGATGCTACCGAGATTGGTGCATGGATGGGGGCTGATGAGAGACCTGATCTTGTGAAGGGTGGAAAGTTCCAACTTGTGAAGACCGACAAGAACCCTGGGGCAGGAGAAGGGCCAGTGCGTGCTGCCTACAATCCTTATATGCATACTTCCACTTCGATGATGAACGACCAGTTTACCGGGGCTTATGCCAGAGGTAACATCAAGGTTGTGGAATGGGAGATTCCGGAGAGCGAGAAGACGAGCGGCTATCATGCTGAGGGTGCGAAGGATGCCGTGGGACTTGTGCCTTGGCATTCGGGTTCCGTCAATGGTTTGTTGTCGAAGGATAGACAGAGAAGCGTGATGTTGTCTCGATGGAGAAAGGCGGTGAGAGTGGTTCCTGATTCTGAGGTGGCTGAGAGTATTGCTGAGCAGCTAGAGGGTACAGGGCTGGCTATTCCTTGGAACGTGGTTACTCCTAACCAGGTGAGGGAGTTGGTAAAACTGGGTGTGCCTATTACTACCGTTGAGTCTGGACAGCAAGCTCCTGAGACTAAGGAGAAGTTTATGGCTCAGATGGAGGAGTTGAAGAAGGAGTTTCCGCAGGCTCAGTTCGTTGACGTGAAAATGACCAAAGAGGCTTTCAAGGAATGGGGCGGTAAGGGTATTGTGAAATCTCCTATCTTGGAGCAGAAGTTGAAGAAGCACCCTGATTCTCTGATGAAGGCTGGAACCTACTTTAGCGGTGGTGGATTGGTAGAGGAAGGTTTGAAGGGTATCATCGACCCAGTTGTGGCCGTGGAATATGACCGGAAGATAAGCGGTGTATATCGCAATAACTTCGGGCAGCATATTGTAACTGCTGACGTGAGAGACGTGGATCCGAAGGAACTGGTGAAGCATATTGATGGCGAGGTGGAGTATTTCCATGCTTCGCCTGTATGCAAGAATTATTCGCAGGCGAAAAGTAATAGTGGAGAGGTGGAACTTGACAAGGAGACTGCCAAGAGTACTGCCGACTTCATTGATGCCGTGAAGCCGCGAGTGGTGACTATCGAGAACGTCAAGGGCTACAAGGACTCTGAGGCGATGAAGATTATAACACGGGCACTTGATAAGAATGGCTATACATGGGATTCTGATGTGTATAATGCCGCAGACTATGGTGGCTATACCAGCAGGGAACGACTGATTGTTAGAACCGTGAAGGACGGAGAACTACCTGGGAAGCCAAAGAAGCAGCCACGCAAGGGTGGATGGCTAGAGGCTGTGGAGGATATTCTTCCTACCCTCACGGTGAAAGAAAGCGGTGTGGCTCCATGGATGGATGCCAGACTGAAGGTTGACGGAATCGACTGGCAGAAGGTGGAGAAGCCTCTTTACGTAATGGGCAGTGCTTATGCCGATGGCAAGATTCCTCATGCCTATGGGGATGAGATTCTGCCTACGCTGAGAACCAAAAGCGGAGACGTTATCATCATGCCGGGTGGAAAGGTATTGCGTGCTGATGGCAGGGTATTGGCTAGGATTACCGGACTGGGCGATGACTATAAATTGCCTAAGACGGAATCTTTGGCCCACACCATCATTGGCAATGGTATTCCGGTGCAGTTGACCAAGGGCGTGATTGCTCCTCTGCTGAATAAGGATGACTTGTCGGGCAGAAATGTATTGGCACGACTTGGCAGCTCTATCATCAAGAACAACTGGGATGCAGACAAGCAGAAACAAGTGAGCGACCGGGTAGTGAACACTGCCAACAAACTGGGTGGTGCTGAGGCTACAGTTTACACTTCTGTGGATGAGGTTCCAGATGCTTATCTGAGTGATGTGAAGAATGGGGCTACCGGATGGTATGACCCTACTACACACACGGTGCATGTTTATCTGCCTAACTGTGCTGATGCCAACGAGGCTGAGAGAACGGTGCTTCATGAAAAGATAGGCCATGAGGGTATGGAAGTACTTCTTGGTGGCGAAGATGGCGTGAGAAAGTTCGCTAATTTCGTTTATAATTCTGTCGCAGCAAGCACTCGCGGTAAGATTTTGGATATTGCCAACAAGTATGATCCGGACTGGAAGAACCCTGACCGCATGAATGTGGGAACGCAGGAGTATATCGCTCATTTGGCTGAGGAGGGTCCTAAGACTGCTGAGGATTTTTCTCTTTGGACCAAGATTAAGCATTATCTTATCAAGGTGCTTAAGAAGCTGGGTGTTCGTGTGCCGGGACTTCTCAATGACAAGGATTTGAGATACTACCTGATGAAGGCTGGCAAGGCTCTGCACGTTTGGGACGAAATGCCTCAGGAGAAGCAGGAAGCCATGATGAAGCAGGCTAGCAATGCTGAAATCAAGGATGCGCTATCTGATGGTGCAGGTAAGGGCAAGCCGAGACAGAAGAAGGGCGAAAGCACTATTCAGTACATGAAACGTGTACAGGAGTGGCGCAAATGGCAGAATGCGCGCGAGGATAAAGAGAACCCAGAGCCTCCAATGTTCTACGACATTGATAAGGATGAAGCAGGCAAAAAGGAATGGGCACAGCTCAATAAAGACTGGCGTGAACGCCACCACCTTGTTGGCGAGGAACCTACTGGTATGCCTATTCGAATGGAAAATGAAGAGGATGATGCCTACATGAATCGTATTCATGAATATGAGAAATGGCAGGCAGCCATGAAGGAACAGGAAGACCCTTTGCCAGATATGTTTGCCTTCGAAAAGAAGAAGCAGGAGGAAGTGAAACGCAAGTATGAGGACTGGCTGGCCAAACATGACCTGCTGGAGCAGCAGCAAGCCGATCTGGACTTGTATGAGGGTAAGATTTACCCAGCAGAGACCAATCCGAAGGCTGATGCACTGGAGCAACAGGTGATGCAAGATTTGGCAGAGGTGACCAGTACTGACGTGAGCAAGGAAGGTGCAGCAAAGACCGTTAAGCATGCCGTTATCCATCGTAGAAAGAATATGGAGGAGGCTAGTGCAGACGATGCCATCTATATCAATGATGTGAAGAACAGAATCGAGAAGATGGCTGATAGCGGTGCTTTCGATAAGTTGCTTTCTGACTACCAAGGCAAGCCTAACCGGGCAGAAAAGCTGGCTGAGGCTATACCTTATATAATAGAGGCTCCTAGACGTTTGCGTGACCTGGCACACGATTTAAACGCCACTGGTGCTTTCGACAAAGGACATATTCATATCCTGCCAGCTGATGTAGAGGCTATCCAACCTTTCGTGGCAGACTTGATTGCTGAGACTGCCAAGAAGCATACCGAACTGAAAGATGGCAAGGAAGTGGAGGTATATGATGATCCGCAGGCTGTGGGTGAGGTGGCTAGCAAGATGGCACAGTCCATCAATGCCAATCATCAGGGTGAGGAAGGTTTTGTACCTATTGATGGTTCAGATATTCTGAGCGAGCATGTATTGCCACTGGTGAAGCAGCAGATTGTGCCTGAGGGTATCGATTACAAGAATCTCTCGCCTGAAATGAAGGCTGCCATTGATTCTATCAGAGACTGGTATAACTATACCTACGACTGGTTGAAGGATAATCACACCTTAAGAGAGGACACCGGATATAATGCCGACTATGTAAACCATATCTGGGATAAAGAGAAGAGTGACAAGCAGGCTTATGCGATGTATGTGGAGAACAGACAGCGCACAAAAAGCCCTAACGAGAAGCCGAGAACCATCAGTACCCTGATGGAGGGTATCAGCGTAGGACTTGTGCCTAAGACTACCGACATCACGAAGATGATGGCTTACTACAGCAGAAGCAATATCGAGGCTTGGGTTAACAAAACGATGCTGCAGGAGTTGAGCGGATTGAACGTGATAGAGCGGAATGAGGATGGAGAAATCGTTTCTTCTGACCCACTGCTTTCTTCTACGCCTCCTTTTAACCTGGAGCAGTATCAGTACTTTGAGATTCCAGGTGTGGGTCCTGTATGGGTATATAATGTATCTCCTAAGCAGGTGAAGGTGAAGAATCCTATCACTGGCAAGGAAAAGGTGATCTATAGCGAGGCTAGTGCCGGTGACAGATTCGGGGTTGTTTTTGATACCTATCAATCTTCTCCATTCTGGAAAACGTTTGATACGCTTGCTTCTAGTGCCAAGAAACTGGAATTGGGCTTCAGTGGTTTCCATGCTGGAGCATTGACGGAGGTTTATATGGTGCAGAATATGGTGGAGTTTGGTCCTAAGAAGGCTATGGCCAACTTTATGAAGTATATCTTTGCAGATACAGCCAAGAACCATGAGTTGCCTTGCTTTGCCAATCCTGAGGATTTTCAAGAGGCTGCTTCCCATCTGGTGAAGTTCGGAGCGACAAACGACTATGCTGCAGCGGATGTGCAGAACATGTTCGACAATATGCGCGATGCGATGATGAAGGTGCAGGAGAAGTTGAAGGACGGAAATAAAATTTCCGGAACGGTGGCTAGGGCTTCTATGCCATTGAAGGTGGCAACGCAGATGCTTTCTCTCATCAATAAGGGTATGGATGTAGCTTTGTGGGATTTCCTTCATGACGGACTGAAACTTGCTACCTATCGTATGAGGGCAGACAAGACCAAAGAGCGTGCCAAGAAGAAGGGGTGGACTGAGGAGGAACTGAGCCGGGCTTTGGACGAGGACGGACAGTTTGTGAACGATATGTTTGGCGGTCAGCACTGGGATGTGTTGGGAGCCAGCCATCGAACTTTGCGTTATGCCGGACGAGTTCTTCTTTCACCAGACTGGAATGCTTCTACCACACGTCACTTCCTGGCATTAACCGGATTTGGTTCTATCTGGAATGAGGCCACCTTTGAGAACTTCAAACAGTATTACAAGAGGCTCAAACATAAGGAACTTACACCGGAGGATGAAGGCAGAAGAAGCAGACAGATTTCGGCTTTGCTCTGTTATGGTATCGGATTCATGGTATTTTATGAGGGTATTGCCAATGGCATCAATGCTGCCTTCCGTGCCCTGGACGAGGAGAAGGAGCGCAAAAAGGCTGAGGAGATCAGGAAGACCAACCCAAGCTATAAAAGCATGTATGAACTGGCTTATGGTGACGAGGGCATGAAATGGTATGACTATCTGATGAGAGGCAATAGCCTTGGCCAGCAGAGCAAGATCTTCTTAGGCAGATATGAAGATGGTACAGAAATGTATGTGAGACATGGTAAGCAGTTCCGTGAGGTTCCGGAATATCTCTTCAATCATAAGGGAGAACTAGAGTTCCCTGGACCTATGGTTCAGCGAATGATAGGTAAGGCTAACCCTATGGTGAGAATGACCTTGGATGATATAAACTATCTGAGCGATTTCCAAGCCAGCCATGCGGATCAAGAGATTCAGCGCAAGTATGGCAAGACCATCGGATTGCTTTATAAGGATGCTTTGTACTGGGCACCTTTCCTGATTCCGAGCCAGGAGAATAAGGAGTTCAAGGCCGTTGATTTCTTCTTCCCTTCCAGCAAGGGTTTCTCTCCATGGAAGGCTCAGAGTTACTTCAAGGACTTTATCCTGAGCGGTGACATGGAGGGCGTGGTGATGACCTATCAGAGCTGCCAGCGCAATGGTATTGATCCTGAGGCTCAGATTAAGGCTGCCATCGGTTCGGTGAAGGCACTGGAGAGTGCAGAAATGAGCGATGGAGTGACTTCCTTACAGGAGGCTAGTAAACGCTTTGATGCTGCCAAGAGTATCACAGAAAAGAAGAAGATGCGCCAGAAGATGAAGAAATTCCTCTCGCAGAGTGATTACAAGGCTTTCACCCAGAAGGAGGCTCTGGACATGGTGCAGGGTTATCTGAACGGTGATGAAGACTTGAAGGAAATGGAGAAGGCTGAAAGCAAGTACCTGATGAAGGCTAAGGCAGAGGACGTGACGGAGGACTGGAGAATACAGAACGTCTGGAACGGAACCATGGAGACTTATCAGGAGTATCAGCGTTTGAAGGATGTTGATAAGACGAAGGCAAATGCCTTTAAGAACAGCAAGACCAACAAGCGACTGTTTGCGGCTAGAAAGGCTATCTCTGCTGCCAAGAGGAAGATGAATAAGGCTAAGAAGCAAATGGATGGTACAAACGATGCTGCCAAACTGGTAGAGATTCGGAATACCAGAAAGGAGTTGCTTAAAACGTTGAACGGAATGGAGTAGCCTTCGGGCTACTTCACTCTAGGTAATGTTCTATATTTCCGAAAATAGGCTTTGGCCAATTCGTTTTTATGTTCAATATCTCCACACATAGAAAAAGGGACTTGCTTCACAGCGAGTCCCTTTTTGATAGTTATAAAAAATCTAAATCCAAATAAATTTATAATAGTTATGATTAATGAATCATTTATGTGTTTAAAGTTGAAGATATTGGAGCGATGTTATCCGATAGAAGTACCAGATGCATTCTCTGGTTCCTTTTTCTTTGGTGATGCCCAGCGTATGTAATCAGCCATGCTGTCATCCATACGCTGCTGCTCACTCTTCGGATTCTCCTTCTTTTCCTTTCCCCAAAGGCGTCTGGCAATATCATCCAAACACCATTGCCAATCGTCTCGAAGAGTGATGACCTTGGAACTTGGCATGATGGTGACATCTGCCTTTGGTGGGTCAACATGTTTGGTGTTGCCATCCTTATCGGTCTCCTCTTTGGTACTGAGAGAGGCGAAAGGCACGTTATTGTCGTTAAGGAACTTCTCCACATCCTCCTTCTTGTTGTCGCAGAGAAGAATGCAGACGGAAACCTTATTTTTCTTCAAGGTGGTGAGGGCTTCTTTCGCCTTGCCTACCATGGAGAGGTTGCCTTTATCATCTTTAGTAATGACGCAGGCTTCATGTACATTGATTGATTTACCCATGATTTAAAACGTTTTAAATGAAATGCGGAACAAAAATAAGGAGAAAATATGAAAAAGTAATGTTAAGTTGCGCAACTTATCACTAATAAGCGAGAAAAATGCGGTATTTTTGGCGAAAAATTAAGAATTATGGTTGACAATCATGTAATAAATGACATATCGAACTATGCAGAGCCGGGACCAGACTCACTTGAAGGAGTGAGCCGGGAGCGGTTTACGCAGAGCGAAAGCAATCTTCTGTTGCTGAAATGGGCTTGCCAATACTTCGCAGATGGTGCAGAACTGAGAAAGAAGTGGAAGCGAGCGCAAGACTTCGTGATGGGAAGACAGTTGGAAGAGCTGATAGAGTGGAACGGAAGAAAGATTACCATCCGGCAGTATATGGAACTGAAAGGTATGCCAATACTGGAATACGATGTAATCGGAGACAAACTTCTTTCGCTCGTTGGTCTTGTGCGCCAGCAGCGCAGTACTGCTACATGTAGTGCCGTGGATCCAAACGAGGAAGACTATATCAGTTTCTTCAATGAATATCTTCGTCAGAACGACAACTTGAACGACAGGCAAGAGTTAGATGCGAGAATGTTCTATGCCTTTTGTGTCTTCGCCTTTGTGGGCATGAAAACCTATTATGGCAGAAGGGATGGCAAGAATGGCATCTTTGACTATTCTGTAGACATCTTTAAGCTAGCTTTACCACCTTTCTTTAAGTATGACCTGAGCGATGTGGAATTTATTGCTGAGGCTCATGATTTGACTTGGCGAGAGATTATCGCTACCTTTACAAATGGAAGCAAGGCTGAGGTGGACAAACTGAACGAGATCTATCTGCAGACACAGCATCATTTCGCGCCCGAACAGACTTATCACCCGACTGGTGAAGCCCAGTATGCCGGAATAGATGATTTCACCCATTCTTCAGTAGTAGGCAAGTACCGGGTGTTAGAAATCTGGACAAAAGAAACCAGACCAGCCATCTGGGTACATGACTGGGAGAGTGGAGATTGCGGCTATGCTTCTCCCGACCAACGAGCCTTCTACGAGGAGAAGAAACGCAAGATAGAGGAATCCAACATCATGAAAGATGAAAATGGTCTACCTGTGCTCGATGAGAATGGTGAGCCTATCTATTATGTAGACCCTTCAGAACTTAAGACCATCGAAATTAAGGATGAGGCTGAAACCTACTGGTTCAGAAGATATATCACACCGAATGGCTACCTGCTGGATGCCAGGGAATCACCATACTATGTGCTCAGGGACGGATTCAGAACCTCTATCCATCCATACACCTTTGTGGCTTATCCTTGCCTGAATGGTGAGATAAGAAGTTTCTCTATGCGTGCCGAGAACAACCAGCGCACCTTGAACCATTATATGATGATGATTAACTTCATCGTGGCCAATGGTGCCAAGGGTACGATGCTTGTGGACGAAAATGCTCTGAGCGAGAAACAGAGCATCGATGAAATGCAGGTGAACTATACCAAGACAGATGGTTTTATCTTGTGGAACTCGAAGAATGGAGGTAAGCCACCGCAGACACTGGTCAACAAGAGTATTCCGGCAGGTGTTGACTTCATGGTAAACTTTGCCAAGACGATGGCAAGCGAGGGGAGTGGTGTACAGGGTGCTCTTCAAGGACAGCACAGGAATACCAGCGGTAAGCAATATCAGTTGGAAAGAGAATCATCATCTACCACCATACAGGACTTTGTTGATAGTTTTAACAACTTCAAGGTACGTGTGGCCAAAAAGAAACTTTACCTGATACAGGAATTTTGTACCGATGCTGACAGCGTAAAACTGACAGGTGATGAATTTGAGATTCACTTCAATCCAGAGACCATGAGGGATATGGATCTAGATGTTTCTATTGATTTGGATGCTTATAGTCCACTTATCAGAGCTGCCAACAACGATATGGCTTGGCAGATGATGGTGAGCGGCAAGATGGATCCATACACGATGCTTACGGTAGCTAACTTCCCTGGTACAGGAAGAATGAGGAAATACTTCAAGGAGCAACTGGAGAAGCTAGAAGCTCTTCAGGCACAGCAAGCAGCCAATGGGCAGATGCCTACAGATGGAGGGCAACAACAGGCAACAGCACCTGATACGCATCTAAAGGAATCCGGTGATGGAGCAAATGATTTGGCAGCTCTTCCTTCGGCAGCTATGTAGAAAAGAAGTTCTTAGGTAATTCATAATATTGAACGAAATGTTGTTCAGTTCTTTTATTAGATTATTTTATAGGGTTTTTAGTTTTTAAGGTTATTTGATTGTGAAGAGGAAGCCGTGATGGTCTCCTCTTCTTTTTGTTTAGTCAATACCATGTTTCTTCTTGTATATGCGTAACTTAAACATCAGGGTAGAAACTCGGTACATGTAATACTCTTGCCATTGTTTCAACTTCTTGGCTCTAACCTTGTTGTCGGCATCGCAGCCGTTGGCTCCCCACTTGGAAGGAGTGTAGTAGTAGGAGGCATCCTTGATGTCTTCTACGTTTTTGAAATAGCGAGTGGCTTTCCACTTGCCCATCTGGACTAATCTTCGATATGCGAGCATGCACTTGCGGTTAGGATCGTAGGTCATAATCGCCCAATCTTTATGCGACTGGTCGTAGAGCATGTAGAAACGAGGCGCACCACATTCTTTATACTTGGCAATGGTTGCCTTGACTCCTTTTTGCCACATGCGTGTAGCACGGAAGAGTTCGATACGAGTGACGATAGGCTGGTAGACAACTATGAGCATCTTACGCAGCAGATTAGAATAACTTTGTTTCATTTTTCTTATTACTTTTAATTATTAACTTATATGGACAGGCGATAGAATCGCCTGGAACGGTGACTATACAGGGGACGGATTATAATGCTGGCTAGATAGAGGCTAGCTGCCACCACCTATGCCTGCCAACTCAGCTACTACTGGTGGGCGGTTGCGGAGACGTTCACGCTCTATCTCTGACTTTGAACGGAATGGAACGATTTCCGGTGCTGGCATATCCTTTTCCACGTAGAGGGCAATAGCGCGCGCCATGACACGGTCATCATGCTTACCGGCTACGGCTCCATAACAGTCGTTCTGCTTGTAATAGAGGAAGTAGGTACATTCATCTATTGCCGCAAGTTCTCGCTCCATATAGCCGCCATCACGGATGATGCGAGCCATGGTCTTCACTACTGCCACCTTAGTTGCCTTGTTGGTATTGAATCCCCACTTCATTTCGATATTCTTCACCTTCTTCAGTTTGGACTGTGATGCGCTATAGAGGTTATCGTATAGAGGCAGAAGGATAGGGAAGAACAGCTCTGACTGGTTGCCCTCAGTATTGTTCATTCTCGAATAGGCCGTATTGTTCTCGATGACCAGATAAGCATCATTATAGAAATGGGCTATCTGGGCGCAGCGCATAGCTAGCTGATCGGCATCGCAGTGGCCATGCCACTCAGCTACGATTTCTGGTACGCCACCATAGATTTCATCATAGCGGTCGAGCACCACGATGTCGGAGGGGTCGGAGGTTTTATGAGAGCCACCAATATCACAGGACACAACATAGCGATGCTTGACAATCTCGGAGTTGTCGGGTCCAGCCCAAACTTTTAGAGGTCCACCAGCACGCTCTACGAAACGGATGTTGTTCATGCAAGCAGGGTCGGCAGCATCGTAGGAATCGCCCTCGATGTCGCCCACCATAATAGGCTCGATGCCCTTGCAGTCCTCTTCCATCTCCTTCAACTTGTAAGGGTCGAAGACGGTAGTGCCAGAGAACAGGAAGGCTTCTACATCATCAGAAGGGAACTCCTGACGCATATCGTCAAGAGTCTCATACTCCTTGGACTTCTCAATATACCAATGGATGCCCTCGAAGGATGCGCCTTTACATTCGTAGAGCCACCAATAGTACTTACCATGACCTTGCTCGTCATTACGATTCTTCCACAGCCAGATGGCGAAATCGGCACGTTCATCCTCGGAAGCAAATGGCAATATATATTTTTCAATTTCGAACCATGCCACGAAGACAGGAGTAAATGCAGACAGAGGTTTTCCGTCTTTGTCTACTGAGTTTGCGGCTACCCAGGCATCGTGGAACTCGTTTTCACGTCCGTTAGGCGTTGACTCTCTGACGATGAATGTTAAAGGATCTGGCTGAATAGATGATGATGCAGCCTTGATCACCTTAGCCGGAGTCCACTCTGTGGTGTTAGGGAAGAAGGCTTCCTCAGTAATATGAGCAAGGGCAGCATCACCAGAACGACAAGATTCTGGGTTACGTGCAGAACCTGTCTGTATCTTGCAATCTCGTGGAATGAGATACTTGATATTCTGTATGGTTCCTGATGTCTTGATTTTGCGAGGGTCGTTCTTAAATGGTACACCAATATCGTAGAAGAGCCATGTAGGAATGGCATTAATTAGCTTCTCGTACATATCGAATACCTGTGTGGCAGATGAAGACTGGTGGCCAACGATATTACTATTCCAGTTTGTCTTCCAGAAGATCTGCAGCCAAGCCATGTAGATGTCGGTGAGGGTAGAACCACCCCATTGGCGGCACTTCAAGAGAATGACACGGATATAGTGGTACTGACTGTGAAGGCGTAACTGTTCGAAGACCTTGGCTAGTTTGATCTGGGCATTGCGAAGAAGAAAAGGTATATCTTCACCTCCATCCTTATTCTTGATTCGGGCGTAGGCGTAGGCGAAGAAATAGAAATCGTGCTTACAGCGCAGGCGGATGAGATACCGGAAGACTGCATCACGAGCCTTCTCTTGGTCGAAGTCTGGCATGTACTTATCGCAAAAGGCCTCTATAGAACCACATTTGATGATGGCACAGAACTTCTTTTCCTTCAACATTTCCACCGGGAGCCAGAGTTTCTTTCCCTTTAAGAAGTCCGTGATGACACATTCAAAGCGGAGACCAGGGGCATTCTCTCCTGTAATGGGACGATAAGTAGCGAGGAGACTTTGGAGTCTTCTCTTATCTTCTTCAAGAATCTCTTTGAGTTTCTTATCAGAAATCTGCTGCTGAGGTCGAACCTTTAAGGAGGATTTTGCTACTGGCATTCGTTATATATAATAATGTTAAGTGTTGAATGTTAAATGTTAAGTGTGTTGGCATGTCTGATAAATCTCTCTGCCTTGGCATAAATGAAACCTAAACAGAATAGAACTATGTGGAAGATACCAGCTATGTAAGGTAGAAGGAAACCTATAGCCATACCGAGCATCATCTGCCAGAAGTAGATGCGGTGATACCGATAATACCATTGCGCAGAGAATCCCATAAAAAATGAAATCAATACGGATGCACCCAATACAGGTAATGCCGGATAGTATATGAACGATAGCAACACGGAGCAGAGCCATGCAGCCAGTAGGCGATGGAAGCGAAACTGATGATGAACCATCAATATGCACCAGCCGTTGATGCCCCAGTGTATAAAGTTGGCATGACCGAACATATAGGCGAAATGGGTGTATAATGGCGATGATGGAGACACAGCCAGCGAGGCATGAAGCGGAATGATGAAAGCCATCAGGAGGATGATGAGAAGTGTAATATATAATGTACGCATAATGGAAGTGATTTATCGAGTTATGAATGATGTTTTCTTATTGCGGAAATAATTGTTTATTTTCATCTGTATGTAGCGTGGAGCCATACCCAAATTGGGCGCAGGAAGATTCAGGCATACATACACAAGATTTTTGGTATTGTATTCCTTGTATTGATCCATCTGCCGGAGACGCAAGAAATCCTGATAGAAATCTTCAAAGAGTTTTTCTTTCATGGCTTGGTATTTGCCGAATTTAGGCTTTTCTCCTTTGATGCGTTTACATACATACCGATAGGCTGTGCTATCGGCAAGATAATAGCAAGAGGCAGGCATCTTGGCGATGTAATCGCATATCTTAGCCATGGTGGTAGGATATTCTACCATCCTCTTGGCCTTACGAAAGAGCAGATACATTTCTTGATCTCTTTTAAGGTAAATTTCGGATATGGAATTTAGATGTTTCATACCAACAAAATTAATTCATCAAGATGCAGAACTTATCACAAAGTAATGCGAAATTTTCCTTAATTTAGCACACAAATATTAAAAATGAATATTTATGGCAAAAGAAACTATTGATAATCAGAAAGTTAAGTCAAAGCGAGATTCTTTCAGAGAGCGTCTTGCTCAGCGTTATCCGGACTTGAATATGGACGATGATGAGGCTGTTTATGGTCAACTTTCGACCGATTACGACCAGTATGACCAGAATAAGCAAAAAATGGATGACTTCAACAAAATGTTGCAGGACAACCCTCATGCTCCAAGTCTGGTGACAGGTCTTGTGACCAAGAAAAATGCCGATGGCAGCGACTTCAATTTTATCGATTTCATTATTGATGAGTTGGGTCAGGACTATGTTGATGCCATCAATGGTGACGAGAAGGCTAAGGCTCGTTTGAAGGCTAGCGAGAAAGAGAAACTTGAAGCCAGCGAGAAATTAGCAAAGAACAATGAGCAACTTGCTGCCAATATGGAGCAGGAAGATGCCGAACTTGACGCTGCTATTAAAGAAGCGAAATTGAAGCCTGAGGCGATTACCGATTTGATAGAATGGCTTTACAAGCGTAGCGATGATGGCGAGGATCACGATGATGATGGTTTTATCTGGCGTGCAGCTCGGTATGGCTTAAAGAAGGAAGACTTCTTGCGCCTCTTTCAAATCAAGGACTTCGACAAGGCTGTGGCTGATGCAGAAGAGCGAGGCTACAAGCGTGGTAAGAACGAGAAGATTGACCAGCAGAAACAACTGCATGATGGCAAGCAGGGCGGCAAGAAGAACATCAACATCGATGGTGGCGGTGGTGCACCTTCACTTCCAAAGGAAAAAAGCCGTACAGAACAGGTGTACAGCAAGATGGTTGGAATGTAGAATTAGAAATTTATAATTAATAATTTTAAATGTATAGATTATGAAACAGTTTAAGAAATGGTTTGGTTTCATGATGGCGGTGCTCGTCATGATTCTTAGTGGTGGTAGTTCTTATGCGATGGCAGAAAATCCTCCTGCTGTTCCACCTGGTGAAGGTGGTGGTGGCCCGACTGGTCCTACAGATGGTCCTGGTGTTGGTGGTACTGGTCCTAAATGGGCAGCTGCTAGTCAGGAACAGCAGGAAAAAATGGGAAATTGGGACTACTATGTAGCACATGTTAACCCAACCGTGGTAGAAATGAAATTGGAGAGTTGCCCTATTGATCAGATTCTTCGAGCTTCGAAACGAATGACTCCTGTTGACAGCAACCGCATCGAATATTATTCCATCGGTCAGCGACCAATCAAAACCAAATTAACTGAGAAACTTGCTAAAACTACAAGTGGTGGCTCAGTGACATTTAAGGTAGAAAATCCTACTGTGTTTGGTATTGGTGACATTATTATGGTTAACGACATGTTGGGTTTTGATGATAATGGTACCGACAGAAGCAAGATGATTCCTCTGCAGTTGCGAGTTACGTCTGTTGACAACGATGGTAATCCAACCTGTTATGCACTGAATGGCAAAAAGAATTCATCACGTGGTAACAGAGACATTCCTGAGGATATTGCCATTGGAACAGTAGTAATGCGACTTGGTAGAGCCGCTGGAGAAAAGGAGGTTGAAACAGGTAGTTACTATTCTATGCCTGACAAGAGCTTCCAGTATTGCCAGCGTTTCATCATGCAGGTAGAGGAATCTCTTATTGACCGTATGATGAAGACCCAGGTTCAGTGGGACTTCACCAGACAGGAGAAAATGGCGATGGACGATATGCGTCAGGGCCAGGAGTTGAGTGGTCTCTTTGGCTATCGTTCTCAGTCGAATGGTGGAAAGGATGTCGGTATGGTATACACTATGGGCGGCATCTTCTGGGAAGCAGGTAAGGATTTGCAGATTGGACACTGGGAGCCAAAGATGCGTAAGCAGGCTGATGGTACTCTTGTTCCTGTAACTCACGATATGAAAGTTCCTGATGGTTCGGGTGGTACAAAGGTTGAAACAAAACAGGTATACGAGTATGTAATCAGCGAGAAAGAGTTGACTCAGTTTATTGCTGCTATGTTGAAGGGTGCAGGTAACTCCAGCCGTACCAAACTCCTCTTTGTTGACAACTTGATCTATCAGGCATTTGCTAACCTTCGCTCTAACAAGCGTATCATTACCCAGACAGAAAAGGACTATCAGGGTTGGAAACTTGACTTCGAGAAATTTGAGAGTATGGGTACTAAGATTCTGATTTATCGTCACGATGCTTTTAACTCCTGGGGTATGGATGGTAGAGCTTTCTGCCTGGATGCTCGTTATCTGGATAAGTATGTATTCGGCACATGGACCAGAAATGAGTTTAACGCTAAGGATCTCTTGATTCGTAACACAGCAGGTGTTGTGATGGAGGAGTATAGCTGCTGGGTACTGACCTTCCCTGATGCTCATGCGCGTGTAGCCCGACCAGTCTTCACTGGTGATGGAGTGACCGATGAGCAGATTTTGGAGGCAGCGTAATCATCGTATAGGAAACTGATAGTTTTCTACATATATCAATCTAGGGGATAGTTGAGGCTAATGCAGTCTCACTATCCCTTCTCACCATAAACACAAATAGATATGTATAGATTTGTAGCTAAGAGCATGCTCATTTTTGTGGTGACTCTGCCGAGCGGACTGATCAAGAACATTGAGTTTGAGCGGTGTGGCAACGATGCCTATTCGTACATTACGGATAGCAAGCAGGTGGCAGAATGCATCAGGAAGCACCCTCTTATGAAGGCAGGCCGTATCATTGATGAGAGCCAGCCGGAAGAGGAGCAGGCTCAACAACAAAATGAAGAGCAGGTGAAGGACGAGAATGCCCTTCATTTCGAGAACATCACCAAGGCAAAAAATTATCTCCAGAAGACCTATAAGGTAGATGTAAGGAAACTGAAATCACCTGATAGTGTGAAGGAGAAGGCTAAAGAGCTGGGTGTGGTGATTGAGTTTTAGTTTGTAGTTTATAATTTTTAGTTAATAGGTTTCTTGCTTATGGAAGTTCTTATGAGTGACCTTGTGAAGGAAATGCGCGTGGCTATGGACGAAGTGATCCATGATGAGGTGAATGACCTCATTACGGATGATTCGGACATGGAAATGAAGCAAGCCATTGAAACGGCAGCACAACAGATTCTGCTGCAAGCACCAGCGCAAATGATTCTCCCAAAAAGAGTGGAAGTTTCGCTGAACGAAAGCGGCAAACAGGATTATGATGCTATCCAAACACAGTTTACAGATGGTCATGGATGCCTGACAATTCCTGAAGATTGGCTGAGATTGGTAGAACTGAAACTGAAAAGTTGGCAAAGCACGCTGACTATGCTGATGGAACCGGGCAGCAAGGAGGCTCAGATGCAAGCCTCCCGGTGGACCAGGGGAACGCCACAGAAACCAAAGGGCATGATTACCACATCGCCAACTACAGGAAAGCGAGTGCTGATGTACTGGACTGCCGGAAGGTATGATGCCAACCATGCACCTGTTGGAGCTGTATATGATCATGAGGTTGAACTGTTCACGTATATTCCTTATCAAAAGTTAGAGGATGTGTATTCTACTGATACTGGGCATGAAAACGAAGTGACCGACCAGAAGATCATCCTTTCTCTGATAGATGAATGCAAGAAATATCTCATTTATCGTGCTGTTTCAATCTTCCTTGTAAGCAAGAAGGAGAGTGAACTGGCAGAAAAGTATAACCAATTATCTCAAATATAATATTTTATGGCTAACGATATAGATAAAACAAGTCCTCACTACAAGGGTGATTTTGGCAGCATCTATGAGGTGAACAAGAAGTTCCCTACAGGAGGTGTTGCTGGCGACTTTGTGGTGATAGAAGGCTGGGCACATTACTGGAATGCGCCCAGAGGCACTTGGTGCGTGAATGCCGAGAGAGATAGTTATTGGGATGAGTTGATAACGAGTCTTATTGAGAAGTTTAAACTCATAAGAGGTGCCACGTATATGGGCGTGGCTAGTCTTGACACTGTGCCAGCAAAGGTTATCGGTGCCAAGATGTATTATTTTGCGACCGAAGCCGGTACGTATAAAAACTTTGGTGATCTCGTCGTTCCTCAGGGTATCAATGTGCTTTATTCTGAGAATGGCAATAGCTGGGTAAACTCTACTTTGCTGGAAGTGGTTCAGCGACCAGGAAAGTCTGAGGATAAGGTAATGTCTCAGAAAGCAGTGAGTGACAAACTCAGCGACTTAGAAAACAGACTTATCGTCCTCGGAGAGAATGAATATAATTCCATCAACAAGGACGAAAGTAAGATTTATTTTGTCTATGAGGAGGAATAGGTATGATTCGGGCATTTGGGCATGACATCGCTATAATACTAGCCAAGGGCAGGATTATTGCAGCAGTATATCAAGGTACGAAACTAGTTTGGCAAGCAGTCCGTTCTTGCTTCGGGAGCGGGCACTGGATAGATTCGAAACCATGGATAGATAACGAAGGGTGGAAAAACAAATAAAATTATAAACAATGGGAAAAGTTTTTGACAATCCAATAACTCTAGACACTGACTGGGGAGGTGATGCTAGTACAGGAAACCTTCCAGTGTCAGGAAGACGAGTTCAGGAACTCATCAAGAAGACCTTCACCAAGAAGGGTGGATGTGTACAAATTAAAGATAAGAAGTTTTTGCAAATATTCGCAGACGAAGCATCCATGAAAAAGTATAATTCCGACACGGAAAAGTACGAAGATTTAGTTGTATCGCAAGTTCAGCTTCCGAACACCGGAGCTACACAAGCGACAATGAAAAATACGATATTAGTCACACCTAGCGAGTATACGACCGCTGGGAGTACAGAGACTTTTAAGTTTAAGTATTTGTCTTATTACGAGAATGAAGGTGACCTTTCTCAGGTTAGCGGTTCTTGCACTGTCTATGTTGCAGGTAAGCAGCGTGAGAGAATAACCTTGCGCTCTGGCAATACATACACTATAGACGTAACTAAGTACATCGGGGAGGACGTAACCGAGATTAGATTTACTATAGACAATGCAGAGGGAAGTTCTAGAAGCTATGTTTACGAAGTGACGATGGTCAACCTTATGGTATCTTCCAGCTTCGATAGCGTGACTGCGTACGAAGGTGTTATACCTTTCGTTTACACCCCTATCGGCAACATCAAGAAGACCGTACACATTATTTTGGACGGCAAGGAGATACACCAAGAAGAAACTGATGTCAACAACCGTCAGCAGACTTTTGATATTCCAGCGCAAGCGCACGGAGCACATAGCCTGGAAGTTTATTTGTCCGCATCCGTGCATGGTTTGGAATTGAAGAGTAACCATCTTAACTTTGCACTCGTATGTATCGAGCAAGGAAACGAAACCCCAATCATTGCTAGCACCATGGAACGTATATACATGAAGCAGTACGAGACGGTTTCTATTCCTTTTGTGGTTTACGACCCACTGAACAACCCAGCAGACATTGCTTTGAAGATTAACGATTCCATCGTGGCAACCCGAAAGGTTGACCGCACCCAGCAATCGTGGGTATACAAGGCTATGAGCCAAGGCGATGCCACTATGACGATAACTTGCAGAAGTGTAAGTAAGACATTCCAATTGACTGTAGACAAGTCTTCTATCACATCAGAGGCAGAAACTCAGAACCTTGAGTTGTTCTTGACATCGCAGGGAAGGAGCAATCAAGACACAGACAGGGAAACATGGGAGAACAACGGAATTGCGGCTTCGTTCTCTGAGATGAACTACATAACCAACGGATGGATAGTCGATAAGGACGGCAACACAGCCATGCGATTGAGCGGTGGAGCGGCAATGACTATTCCTTTGAAATTATTCTCCAAGGACATCAGACAGACTGGCAAGACCATAGAGATTGAGTTTGCTGTTCGCCAAGTGACGGACTATGAAGGTGTTGTTCTCTCTTGTCAGCAGGGCGGCATTGGTTTGCGATTGACCCCGAATACAATATCCCTAACTTCTGAGCAGTCCACACTTGAGACCAAGTACAAGGAGGATGAGCGAGTGCGTGTGTCCTTCGTGGTTGAAAAGCGAGCCAACAACCGATTGATGCAGATTTATATCAACGGTATCAAGTCGCAGTCACTGCAATACCCAGCCAATGACGGATTCGTTCAGCCATCTCCAGTGGACATAACCGTAGTATCATCTACAGCCACAATAGACATATACAATATCAGGAGCTACTCTAACAACCTTAATGCACAGCAGCTCCTGGATAACTATATTGCAGATATGGACGATATAGACAAGAAGCTGGCTATTTTCAACCGTAATCAAGTCTATGATACATACGGCAATTTGAGTTATTCTAAGATGCTGGAGCAGATACCTTGCCTTATCATTACTGGCGAGTTATCGCAGTTTAAGGGAGACAAGAAAACCGTGAGCATTGAGTACGTTGACAAGAACCATCCAGAGAAGAGTTTTACTGCCGATGATGTTGTTTTGAACGTGCAGGGTACATCTTCCCAGTACTACCCACGAAAGAACTATAAGGGGCAGTTTAAGAGTGGTTTCAATATGACGGAGAGCGGAAAGCATCAAGACATGTTCACGCTAAACGAGGAGGCAGTGTTGCCAGCAGTAAATTTCTGTTGGAAGGCTGACTTTGCCGAGAGCAGTGGTACACACAATACCGGTTTAGCTAACTATATCGGTTGGATGCTCAAGGAGGCGGGCATACAGACAGAGCCGCAGAAAAAGAACTCGCTCATCCGTACGACCGTATATGGAGAACCATGTTTGATTTTCCACAGAAGCAAGGCAGGTGATACACCTATGTTCATCGGCAAGTACAATTTCAACACCGACAAGAGTGCAGAGAACACATTCGGCTTTGCGGAGGGGGATGAATCGTGGGAGTTTCTGAACAACACCAGCGACCGCTCGAATTTCCGTTCGGCAGACTTTTCAGATGATGGCTGGAAGAATGATTTCGAGGGTCGTTATCCAGATGGAAACGAGGATATTTCTCACATGAGAGAAGTGTTCACTTGGGTGGTTTCATGCAAGGACAATATAGAGAAGTTCAAGACAGAGTTCGCTGAGCATTTCGACAAGAAGACAATTCTCTTCTACTACATCATCACTTTGGTTTTCGGAATGGTTGACCAAAGGGCGAAGAACCAGTTCTTAACATTTTATGTTGGTGGAAAGTGGATTTTTATCTTCTATGATAATGATACGGTCTTCGGTATCAATAACGAGGGCGCAATTCAGTTTAGCTACGATATAGAAATACATGACATTATCGGTAACTTGAATGTATGGAACGGTGCAAACTCCTTGCTTTGGGAGCTTGTGGAACAGGCTTTTTCTTCCGACATCACGAAGATGTACCAAGACTTGCGTCAGAAGGGCATTCTAAGCTACGACAAGACTATCGAGTTCTGCAACACAAGACAGAGCGACAAGTGGTGCGAGAGCGTCTACAATGAGGACGGGTACTTCAAGTACGAATCGCCTTTGATTGACGGATATACGGACTATTCCACTGGAACTGCGCAGACAGTGAAGACTGGTGCGTTTCTCTATGCCCTCCAAGGTAGCCGAGATGCACACAGAAGATGGTGGCTCTACAACCGATTCAAGTACATGGATTCTAAGTTCCAGGCAGGCTCTTCATTGTCAGACTACATTACTTTCCGAACATACACACCGAGTGTATGGGCAGGTGTAGAGCCAAAGGCAGACATCACCATCGGTGCGTTCTCGGCAATGTATGGAACTATTCGCTGGGGTAGCGTGACTAAGAGTGAGAGAATGCGAGAGGGAGAAGTGAAGACTATCACTGCACCTGCTGGCATCAAGTTCAACGACACCGAGACCATTATCTACAATGCTTCTATGATTAAGACTATTGGCGACTTGTCAGCTCTATACGTTGGCACGGTTGATGTATCGAAGGCAACGAATATCACGGAGTTAATTATCGGTTCTTCCAAGGCAGGCTATCAAAATCGAAACTTCAGCGTTCTCTCGCTGGGCAACAATGCGAAGTTGCGCAAGCTGGACATTCAGAACTGTCCAAACTATACCACAAGCATTGACGTGAGCGGTTGCGAGAACATAGAGGAAGTGTATGCGAAGGGAACAAAGGCTACAGCCGTGAATCTTGCTGAGGGTGGAGTGCTAAGAATTTTGGAACTCCCAGCCACCATTACCAACTTGACTTTAAAGAACCAGCCAAAGCTTGGTACTGGTCTATCAGTAGATTCGTGGGCGAACGTAACCACGCTTGTTATAGAGAATTGCCCGAATATCGAGCCACTAGACATTGCCGAGAAAATCCTTTCCTCGGACAATGCACTCGTATACGTAAGATTCACCAACATCAATGCACTGAAAGCCAATTTCACGATACTCAACAAGCTGTCGAGCATCAAGGGTGTCGGAGACAATGGGGAGTACACTTCAATCGCATATTTGAGCGGAAAATATACTGTGTTTAAAGCTACTGAGGAAGACATCGAGAGAGTGAAGAGCATTTTCCCTCATTTGTCAATTTCAGTAAGAACCGTACTGAAAACAATATTCGCCACCTTCAAAGTGGTAAGCCAGTACGGAGCAATAAAAGGAGCGACCGTGGAAATCAATGGCTTGACATACGACCTTTCTTCGGGAACGGTAAAAGTGCCATTGGCAGAAGGAGAACTCTACAATTACGTTATACGATATAGTGGAGGCGAAGATAGAGGAACCATTCAGTCTAGTTCGGACACGACAATATCAAAGTCGTACAATATTGAATTTGACATAATGACGATGAAGCCAGAGCCTAACGGAAAGATGCAATTATTGGTAATGGGAACGACTATTGAGATAAGTTCGTTCCATGACACAATCATGGACTGGGGAGATGGAACAACGGATTCCGAACATTCACATACATATACAGACGGCAATTCTTTGCATAACATCTCTATAGATTCCGCAGACGATAAAATAGCAAATATCAAATTTTACAAAGATGTCGTTTTGGCTTTTTGGGGCATCGGAAAATCAAAGGCTATGATTGGTTCTTTTGCTTCCCAAGTAAAATTGGAATACATCAGCGATGATTTATTCTACAATGGCTATAGTAGTGATGTGTATGCGTTTTTCCAACATTGCTCTAATCTTAAAGAGATACCAGCCAAACTGTTTGAACCAATAACAGATTTGACATCAATGCATTATTATAGATATAGTGGTATGTTTGCTTATTGCACTTCCTTAAAGGAAATTCCAGCAGGGCTTTTCGACCCATTAGTCCATCTGGAGGAGGCTTCTGGATTGTTTTACGATTGCACTTCCTTAAAGAAAATTCCAGCAGGGCTTTTTGATAAGCTTGTAGGAGTAAATTTCACCACAGATGAATCTGGTAATGGACTTTTCGAGAATTGTTCCAATCTAGAGGAATTCCCGTACAACTTGTTTGATAAGAACGTGAAAACTCGTAGGTTTTATGGCGTATTCAGAAACACAGCCTTGAAGGTCGGTTTTCTGCCACTCTGCAAAGAGTCCAATGCTAGCCATGAAATCATCTACAGATATTGTGACAATATGCAGAAGCTCATCGCCCGAACTGCCACACCTTGCACTATAGATAGTGGCACAATTCCGGACGTAGGTCAGTTTAAAATATACGTTCCAGATTCAGCGATAGAGGCATACAAGACGGCAACGAACTGGAGTGCCCACAAAGATAAGATTGTCGGTTGGAGCGAGTTAACGGACGAGGAGAGACAGAAGTATGGATTAACAATATAAACGATTAGGATATGAAGATAGACAAAGACAACGACAAGCACATCATCGCTGATGATGGCAAGACGTTCGAGCGCATCGCAGATGGCACGAACTATGGAAAAGAGATTTATCTAGGGTATTCGTATTTCATTGGTGGGGAGAAGTTGGACGTTCCCCACCTTGACACGCCCGAGGACTTCCGAGAGGTTGACGAGCCAAAGGAAGATGGACAAAAAGAGAACAGAGATGAATGAACTATAAGTCTCTGAGTTTAGAAACTTAAAAAATAGATATATGAAGAAGAATAAGAAGCAATTACATGAGGCACTTGCAGTGCTTCTTACCAAACTTTCATCAGCAATGGACAATCCATTGCTGATGGATAACTACGTGGTTAAAGCCTTGCGCACGGTTCTTTTGGAATACAAGGAATCTGGCGAGCTTTATGATGCCTACAAGGAACAGATACAATCTACCATGGAGAGTGACAATCCTTGGATAGGTATGCTGATGAAATCGATTGGCGGTGATGCCTCTGTCAAAGAGAGCATGACCGATGAAGTCATCAAAGGGATGGTAAACTCTATGTTAGGAGAATAGGCTATGAAGAATTGGACTGGAAATAGAAAGAGTACGTTCGTAACCTTGGGAGCATCCAACCACACGGACAAGGAGCGTGAGAGCAATGACTTTTACGCTACCGATCCTATAGCTATCGACAAACTAGTGAAAGCTATACATCTTCCTCATAAGATTTGGGAGTGTGCTTGTGGTACTGGGTGTTTATCTGACAGATTGAAAGACTTTGGGCATGATGTTATCTCCACTGACCTTGTGGATAGAGGCTATGGGGGGGCAAGCGATTTTTTGGTAACCACCGAACTGCCGAACGATTGTACTTGCATCCTTACCAATCCGCCATACAAGTATGCCCTGGATTTCATCAAGCACAGTTTGGAACTCCTTCCTGATGAAGGTCTTTGTGTCATGTTCTTGAAGACTACTTTTCTAGAAGGACAAAAGAGGTATGATGAGCTATTTAGCAAGCATCCACCTCAGTACGTTCTTCAATTCTCCCGAAGAGTGCTTTGCGCCAAGAACGGAGAGTTTCAGAGGATGAAGGACGGAGGAGGCAGCGCTGTAAGCTATGCTTGGTTCGTTTGGAAGAAAGGTTATCATGGTGATACTATCATCAAGTGGATATAATATAATAAGGTGTAACTCTTGATAGGGCTACACCTTATTATATATATGATGGATTTGCGATTGTTGCTTACGAATTGTTACTTTAGCAAAGTTTAACTATTAAAATACTGCTCAAAATAAATATTTTTATGCCGAATTGTTTATTTTTGCAGTACTTTCCTTATTATTAAGAATGAGGAACTAAGAACAAATAATAAATCCAAAAACAAAAGGAGGAGAATTTATGACTAAAGAGGAAGAAGATGAAGTACATCGGTTAGTTCAATCAATCGGTGTTGTACAGTTGTCAAGAGTAATGTTTAAGGACATGGACGTTAGCGAAAT